GCTGTAAATGCGGCTGGAACCACCCAGGTTTCCAATGTCAACGCTGCCGCCGCCTCCGGCGTCGCCTCGATCAACGCGGCCACGACCACGGCGAACGCCACAATCATCCTTTCGGCGCAGCAGACGGCGGTAGTCGCAGCCCAGGACGCCACGGCTGCAAACACAAACGCCCAGATCCACAAGAACTTGGCCCAGCAGGCGTACCAAGAAGCCTCTCTTGCCCGAAACGAAGCCCAGAACGCAGCCTCGTTTGCTGAAGGATACGCAATTTCCGCTGCTAACTCCGCTTCCAGCGCATCTTCGTCCGCCAGCATTGCCACCAGCGAGGCATTTACCGCAAATCAAAACCAGATCCTGGCCGAAACGCACATGATGGCGGCTCTCGCCGCCAAAGCCGAGGCTGAAGCTGCTGCTTCGCAGGCGAACAGCATCGTTTCCAACGCTTCTTCGCAGATTGTCACCAACATCCAGCCATATCTCGACGATGCGGCGGCTTCCGCCACGTCGGCCCACAATTCCGCCAACGAGGCGCTGACCTACAAGACGCAGGCCGCTGGATCTGCGAGTGCCGCCTCCACTTCCGCCACGAACGCCTCGGCTTCCGCCACTTCTGCGGCGAACCAGGCGACTGCCGCCGCAAATTCCGCGACTGCCGCCGCTCTTTCAGCATCCACCATCAATCCGGCCAACTTCGCCCCTGCGGTTCACACGCACACCATCGCGAATGTGACCGGCTTGCAGGCGGCCTTGGATGCGTACCAGTCTGACTGGAGGCTTACCGCCGTCCAGAATTCGTCGTTCATCGACCTTAACAACGCCGCCACGTCCGGATCGTACGATTTCACCTATTACGACGGATTTGCAGGCGCAGACGTCACCACGCAGTTTGAAATCCAGTCGCCTGTTGATGGCAATAACTACGACGGATACTCGGTGGCTTTCGATAACGCCCAACCCAACGGATATTTCAACGTCGCAGGGACTTCCGTAACCATCGGAATCAACGGATACTCCGATATGCAGCAGGCCGTGTCTGTCTTGAACAGCGGCAGCAGCTCCGGCGGCTGGAAGTTGCTAGGTTCTGGAAGCCCTTACGCCTCTGCCAGCGTTCTTACCGGCGCCGGTCGAACGGTCTACAATGCTCCGATCACCGCCCAGCCTGGCGACACGCTGGTGTTGCGAAACGGACTTTTCAGCAACCTCACGGAAACGATCAAGAGTTTCAACTGGAACGACTTCCTCCTGGGAACGACCGCCAACGGCATCCTTACCGGATACGCCAAGAGCGGATTCCTTACCAGCAACGACAGCCAGTATTTCGCCCTCAAGAGCGGGACGACGTTCACAGGCAAGGTTAACTTCGCCGCTTCTACGACCGCTAACGCTGGCATAAATATTGGTTCGGGCGTTGCACCTACCAGCCCTGTCATCGGCGATCTATGGATTACAACTGGCCTTTGGTTTAGGAATAGCGCAGGAACTAACTGCGTTGCCGCCCTTTCTGGCAACACCAACACCTTCTCTGCTCCGCAGATCATCGACACCACGGCCACAACTCCTGCCCTCCGCGTCACGCAGAAGGGTACTGGTAACGTCCTGTTGGTTGAAGATTCCCTTAACCCGGACACGACCGCATTTGTCGTCGAGCAAAGCGGCAATGTGGGCATCGGTGTCGCCACCGGCTACACCGCCACGGCCAAGCTTGAAGTCGTCGGCAACACCAAGTCAACGACCCTTTCTACCGGGTCTGGTCCGACCTTCTCCGTCAACAGCACCGCAGCGCACAGCGGCGGTACTGACACCCTTGATCTTCTGGTCACCATCAACGGAGTGAACTACCGCATCGGTCTTCGACCCGCCTAATGCCCAAGAAGGCACCCAACGCCGAGGAGAAGAAGAGACTGGCCGAGATCGCGGAGATGGAGCGTCAGCTCCTGGCCGCGACCCGGCTTCTCCGCGTCAAGAAGGCGAAGGAGTCGCTGATCGACTTCACGCGGATGACGATGCCGGACCCGGAGGACCCGGAAAACCCGGACAAGTCACGCTACGAGCCGGTCCGCCACCACGAGACGATCTGTGCGGCCCTCGAAGAGGTGGAGAAGGGTGCGTACCAGCGTCTCATCATCTCGATGCCGCCTCGCCACGGGAAGTCCGAGCTGGCGTCCCGCCGATTCCCGGCGTGGTTCCTCGGCAAGGACCCGTATCGCCAGGTCATTTTTGCCACATACAACGAAGAAACCGCGACAGACTTCGGTCGCTCCGTGCGCGAGATCATGCGTATGCCCGCCTACCAGCAGGTCTTCCCTGGCTGTAAGCTGCGGACCGGGTCGCAGGCGTCGGACCGCATCCAGACCGACGAGGGCGGCGTGGCCGTGTTCGTCGGCAAGGGAGGCTCTCTGACTGGCCGTGGCGCCGACCTGCTGGTCATCGACGACCCGATCAAGGACCGCGAGGAAGCCGACTCCAAGCGTGAGCGCGACAAGCTCTGGGAGTGGTTCACGCAGGTGGCGATGACCCGTCTGATGACGGGAGCGCGCGTGGTCATCATTATGACCCGCTGGCACGAGGACGACATCGTCGGTCGCCTCACAGACCCGAAGAACCCCTGCTACAACGACGAAGTCGCCCAGCAATGGCGTGTGCTGTCCCTGCCAGCCATCGCCGAGGACATGGACCCGATGGGCCGCGAACGAGGCCAGGCCCTCTGGCCCGAACGCTACGGCCTGGACTTCCTCAACGAGATCAAGCGGCTCAACCCGAAGGGCTTCTCGGCCCTGTACCAAGGCAAACCGACGCCCGAGGACGGCGACTTCTTCCGCCGCGACTGGCTCAAGGGCTATCAGCCCCACGAGCTTCCCCAGCATCTCCGCATCTACTGCGTCTCAGACCACGCCGTGTCCACGGCCCAGACGGCGGACAAGACGGTCCTCCTGCCCTTCGGCGTGGACGCCGAGGACAACGTCTGGATCCTTCCGGACGTCTGGTGGCGACGGGCCAGCACGGACCAGGTGGTGGACGGTATGATCGACCTCATGGTCCGCCGGACCCCGATGAAGTGGGGAGCGGAGCGAGGCCACATCAGCCAGTCCATCGGCCCGTTCCTCCGCAAGGTCCAGCAGGAGCGGAAGGTGTGGACGGTGGTCGAGGAGATCACCCCCGTGAAGGACAAGCAGACCCGCGCGCAGGCCATCCGTGGCCGCATGGCGATGGGCAAGGTCTACTTCCCCAAGTTCGCCCCCTGGTGGGCCGACGCCGAGAACGAGCTGCTCAAGTTCCCCTCCGCCCGCCACGACGACTTCGTGGACGCGATGGGCCTTGCCGGTCTGCTCCTAGCCACCCTCCACGGGGCGGCTTTGCCCGTCGAAAAGAAGCCAGAAGGACCCAAATCCGGCACATTGGCCTGGGTCAAGTACTCCACCACATGGGAGGAGACCCGCAGGAAACTGTTGCAGATGGGCGGCTTCTGAACAGAAAAGAATCTAAATGGAAAGCGATTATATCCAGCCCGCAGGAGAGCCGATGGCTCAGTACCAGTCCGGCATCGTCCGTGACGCCGAGAAGCCCGTGCCTTCGCGAGCCGCCTTGGTCAAGGCGATCCAGGACAAGGTCATCCGTGCCAAGAAGCATTGGAAGAAGCCCTTCGACCGCATCAAGGAAGACCTGGACTTCTACATGGGCAAGCAATGGTCGTCCTCGGAATCCGACGACCGCTACGTCGCCAACATCGTCCAGTCGCACATCCGCCAGCGCGTCGCGGCCCTTTACGCCAAGAACCCGAAGTTCACGGCCAAGCGTCGCGAGACGCTGGACTTCCAGCTCTGGGAGGGCGACATCGCCGCATTCCAGATGGCCCAGGCCCAGATGCAGCAGGCCGCGATGACCGGCGGTCCCATCGACCCTGTGATGATCCAGACGATGCAGGACGCCCAGCAGGGCTTCGAGCGTCGCCGTATGCTCGACCGCGTCGCCAAGACGCTGGAGATCGTCGCCAAGCACCAGATCGACGAGCAGGAGCCTGCGTTCAAGGGCCAGATGAAACAGCTCGTCCGCCGCACCTGCGCGACCGGCGTCGGCTACGTCAAGATCGGCTACAACCGCCTCATGCAGAAGCGGCCCGAGGACGTCGAGAAGATCACCGACATCACGCAGCAGATGGCGACGCTTGAGCGGCTCATGTCCGACAGGGCCGACGAGAAGTTCGACGAGGACCACGCCAAGATGGAGCAGCTCCGCCAGATGCTGGAGGAGTTGAACAACAAGCAGGACGCCATCGTCAAGGAGGGCATCGCCT